ATAACATCTGGATTCTTGGTCGCCGCCAAAATAAAGTCGGAACGGAGGCGACCGGATATGATTTCATTATCAACGTTGAAAAATCACGATTTGTTAAAGAAAAGTCGAAGATACCTATCTCAGTTTCTTGGGATGGTGGTATTGAGCGTTACAGCGGTTTGTTGGATGTTGCTCTTGCTGGTGGGTTTGTCACTAAACCTTCTAATGGATGGTATCAACTGGTTGACACAAACTCTGGAGAAGAGATTGGAACGAAGGTGAGACATAAAGACACCCTCACCGAAGAGTTCTGGGCACCTCTTCTCGAACGTGAAGAGTTCCGTGAGTTCGTCTGTCAGATGTACTCAATCGTCGGCAACTCTAATCTGAGTCTTGATATCGAGGCAGAGTAATGTTTCAGAAAACCAGTGAAGATATTGATTATGAACTGACCCCTAGTGGGTTTGATGAAAACGACCAAGCGTGGGATGTTCGCATCCTACGTGGTCCCTTTGCTGAGACAGTACTACGTTACGGTAATATTGCATTAAATGAAGAACAGGGTTGCCTTAACTTCAATTTTGTGATATCATCTACACCAGATGATACACTTACTACAGAAAACGAGGAACTCCAGCAGTTCGCCGGAGACATCCTTGAATCTGTTCTTGAAAATGCAATCGCTGACGGTAGTCTTATAGAGAATGAAAGAACATCTAATACTGAATAATCTCCTAACGAACGATTCTTACATGCGTAAGGTCGTTCCCTTCCTTAACAAAAAATACTTCGAGGGTGTACCTAAACTAATCTTTGCAGAGATTGTTTCTTACGTTTCGAAGTACAACAAACTTCCTTCACAGGATGCACTTCGACTTCAGATTGAAGAGTCGGACAATATTAACGAATCTAGTTACAACGAGACCGTTGAACTTCTCCCATCTCTTTTTGAAAAGAAAACTGAGGATCAACAATGGTTGTTGGATACGACTGAAAAGTGGTGTCAAGATCGTGCGGTATTCCTCGCGATCATGGAATCCATATCCATCATCGATGGTAAACACCAGTCACTGACTAAAAACTCTCTCCCCGACATTTTGCAGAAAGCACTGTCGGTTTCTTTTGACACTAACATTGGACACGATTACATCGCGAACGTGGATGAACGATATGAATATTATCATAGGACTGAGCATCGTCTTCCTTTTGATCTTGAATATTTCAATAACATTACTAAAGGCGGTCTTCCAAATAAGACTCTCAACATTGCTCTTGCTGGCACTGGTGTGGGTAAGTCTCTCTTTATGTGTCATGTCGCCGGATCTTCTCTATCACAAGGTAAGAATGTTCTTTATATAACAATGGAGATGTCTGAGGAACGCATCGCAGAACGAATCGATGCGAACCTTTTGAACATCCCTATTGACCAGATCCAGAATCTTTCTCAGAACATGTTCCGTGATCGAGTTCAGGACATCGCGAACCGGACTAATGGTCAATTGATCATCAAGGAGTATCCCACAGGACAGGCACACGCGAATCACTTCCGTGCACTTCTTGAAGAACTCAGCTTGAAAAAGAAGTTTGTTCCTGATATCATATTCATTGATTACCTAAATATATGTGCGTCTTCGCGAATGAAAGGTATGGGTGGATCGATCAACTCGTACACGTACATCAAAGCGATCGCAGAAGAACTACGAGGTCTGGCAGTGGAGTTTGATGTTCCTATTGTCTCTGCGACTCAGACCACACGATCTGGTTTTGCAAACTCAGATCCCGGCTTGGAGGATACCTCAGAGTCGTTTGGTTTGCCCGCAACTGCGGACTTGATGTTCGCTCTGGTTACCAACGATGAGTTGGAACAACTAGGTCAGATCATGGTGAAACAGTTGAAGAACAGATACAACGATCCCAATCGCGACAAACGATTTGTGATCGGTGTTGACAGGTCCAAGATGCGATTGTACGATGTTGATAATAGTGAACAAACGTTGACGCAAGAAGAGGACATTCCCGTGTTTGACAAAACACCAACAGGGGATAAACTCAAACGAATAAACTTTTCATAGGAGAAAGTTATGGACCCAATACTACACACAATCATCGCGACAGCATGTATGTTTGCGTCTTATAAAACGGGGCAATATTATGGTAAGAACGAAGGTTACCATAATATTATTCAAACTATCTTACAATGTTTTCGAGCAGACTCACTTGAGATTACTGAGGATGCCGATTTCTTGATTACAGTTGACGGGAAAACTCGCAAGGTAAATTAGTGAAACAACCACACAATCTCTACGTCGAAGACAACTTTTTGTCTCCAGACGAATGCATGGAACTGATTGCATTATACAATGAAAACATTTTGAATACGACGAAGAGAGATAACTTCACTTACTTCGATGTGGGTGAAGATATGCCGATTGAACACGATCTGGTTCAGGATGTGTGGATTCGACAGAACGTTTTAGCAAAGAAACTTGCGAATGCGAAAACGCACTGGGCGCAGATCTACGAATGGAAACGAGGACAACGAATGGGGTTGCACAATGATGTTGCGAGCAAACACACTATGTACACCTCAGTTCTCTATTTGAATGATGACTTTGAAGGTGGCGAGACACAGCTCGAAGATGGTACTACTATCGTCCCCAAACAAGGTCGAATATTTTTCTACGATGGGATCAGTTACTTCCATCGTGTGAGAAAGTTAGAAAGTGGTACACGTTACACAATTGCATCATGGTATAAAAGGATATAGAATGTCACAATTTGATTTATTTAATATAAGTGAAACCGCAAACCTAGGCGAAATTACTGTCGACACGATCGACCTTACGCCAGGAGAAGTTGATCTTCAAACAAGTTTTGGAGAAGATTTTGTTTTCACTATAAAACACCCCATAAATTACAAGTTCCGTGAGAACGAGTTAATCAATGAGTTTCGCGACTACATTGATAGCACATACTCTGGTCACTATGGACACGGTGGTTTGCAGTCGTCTGAAGTAATCATCGATCGTGGTCACGGTCTAGGTTTCTTCTCTGGTAACGTTGATAAATACAACGGACGTTACGGAAAAAAAGGAACCCCCGAAGATCATCGAAAGGACATAATGAAGATCATTCATTACGGATTTTTGATGTTGTTCGAACATGATAGGATTCATAATGAAAGACAAACCAGCGTTGAAGGAAGCAATATTTGATACGGCGCTTGCCACACCTATCAATCTTTTGTTAAACTTTATATTTCTCACACCGATGTTGGCGTGGGATTGGTCTGCCGGACAGATCTCAATTTCAATGACTGCGATCTTTTTTATGGTTGCAGTAATCCGTAAATACTATGTCAGACAATGGTTTCAAAGGAGAACAAAAAATGACATCACCAGTAAGAACGATTCTGCTGTCCGCGATGCGGGAACATCTAGAAGGAAAGGTCAACTATCACAAAGCCAACATCGAGATCTATCTGATCAACCCAGCGGGTATTGGAGAACATCCAGACATTATGGAAAGCATCGAGAGTGAACTTGCAAACCTCGCAGAAGCGGATGAAAAGTTAGAGACCCTTAACAAATACTTCTCATAATAAGTTTAGTGAATATCGACTATTCATAATTAAAATGAAAAAACAGTTGACGACTCCTATCGATCTTGATATAATTACTACGTAATTTGATGATTGATAGGAGTTTTTGTTATGGCGTATGTAAGTCAAGAAATGAAGAAAGAGTTGGCACCGCAGATCAAGGCGGTTCTCAAGAAGTATGGAATGAAGGGTTCTATTGCGGTTCGACACCACATGAGTCTTGTATGTAACATTAAGAGTGGTAAGTTGGACATCCTTGGTGCCTTGGGTGCAAGTGAGTATGAACGTGACTATATTCAGGTCAACCCTTACTGGATTGAAGAAAACTATGACAACCCCGAAGTTGTTGCGTTTCTGAGTGAACTAAAAGAGGCGATGGAAGGTCCAAACTTCTTCTGTCACGATGACAGCATGACTGACTACTTTCACCGAAGTCACTACATTGACATCAACGTTGGTCAGTTCAACAAGCCCTACGTTCTGGAGGCATAATGTACTTATTCATGAATAACCTTACTCCGCGACTCGAAGAATTTTCGGTTGCGGTCTGCAATGTTCTTTTTCCTGAAGATATCGATTTCACTATCGACATCACCCGCGAAGAGTACGAACTTGAAAACAACGCGCACGGTTACTGTCTGGAGGGAGTTGATGAAAATGAGTGTTTCATCGATATTGCTCCAAACTTATCGGAACGTGAGACTGCGATCGCTATCGCACACGAGTTAGTCCATGCACGTCAACTGGCGAACGGACTTGACTTTTGCGAAGAGGAAGCGTATACTTTAGAGAGTGTTTTGACTGAAAGGTGTTACCATTGAAACTGATCACTTTGACCGCTGGGATTGACGATTTTTCTGTAATTAAAGAGGATGGATTTCCACCCGAAGAAATGGAGTGGCGACTTGTTCAATTAGCAGAAGAACGTTACCCCGACTATCAACAAAGTTTTGGTTACGACAGCGAAGGTCTACCGACTATTGATTTAATTAAAGCTGGTCGTATCGAACACCGTATGCATTTTGAGATCGAAAAATGAACGATATGAAATTTACAACAGCAGGTGACATGATGGAAAATGGTTTCAGAAAGATGCAGGAACGCCTGCGCGAAGAAGGTTGGTACGTTGGTTGGAATCTTCCATGTTGTCAGAGTTGTGCGTGGTCGAGTCTACCCGACTACTTTGATGCACAGTACGATGACGATGGTTATCTGATCCGTGAGGATGCGGATGGTAACCGAATCGAGTATGAAGATATCGATCTGTCCAAGGTTCTCTTCAATCACTCGCAGGACTGTGAATACTACATCGAAGGTGAAGAGTGTCCGGATTGTCATGGCGAAGGTTACGATGAAGAAGATGAAGAGTGTATGACGTGTTTTGGTAAAGGCGAGATCGAAGAGGGTTTTGATCCGTCTGAGTACGACACATCGGTTGATGGTTTCATCTGCAATTCACCAGAACAACAAACAGATTCTTACTTCTGTTTTGACGGGAGTAAAGAGGGAGTCGAAAACTTCAAGGCCATCATTCCGATTATTGAAGAGTGTGGCGTAAGTATAGATAGTTTCGATGAGAGCGGGAAGACCCGCATATCACTGTCATGGGACTAAAGAGAGTAGTCGACCAATACTGGGTCGAGGTGTTTGCTCTGGGGGTAGTCTTTAGTTTACTAACCTTTATTGCCGGAGTTATGTTATGAAAAAGAAACGAGATTACGACTTACAGGTCGTAGAAAAATTACGGGGTAGTCGTCACTACACCAATCAATTCGCACGAGACCAAGCGCACAATCTACGCGCCATGTTGCGCGATTATCTTTATGTCAATACCTTTGGAGCTTACAATGGTCAACAAGCAGTCCAACACGTCAAGGCGGGACTCAAAGCAATCTACTGTTCTGGATGGCAAGTCGCCGCGGCGGCAAACTCTACTCAAGACGTTTATCCGGATCAGTCCCTCTATTCTGTCAATTCTGTTCCTAACGTTGTGCGTTCTATCAATAACGCTTTTAAACGTCAAGACCAAATATCTTATCTTGAAACCGGAAGAGGGTTTAAGTATGCTCCCATTATTGCCGACGCTGAAGCAGGATTTGGGGGAGTTTTAAATGCGTATGAACTTGCTAGGAATCTTATCGATGCAGGGGCTGCGGGAGTCCATTTCGAAGATCAACTCGCATCTGAAAAAAAGTGCGGTCACTTGGGAGGAAAGGTTCTTATACCTGTATCTGCAGCTGTGCGTAATCTTAATGCTGCCCGTCTTGCTAGTGATGTTGCCGGCACTGATACTGTGGTCATTGCACGAACTGACGCTGAGTCTGCTAAGTTACTTTCATCTGATGTAAGTGACATCGACAAACCCTTCATCAAACGAGTTGCACAAGGATCTCAAGGTTCGATTAAGTGTCGAACTGCTGAAGGATTCTATCAACTCAAAGAAGGAATGGGTCTCGAATACGGTTGTGTTCGGGGACAAGTATACGCAGAGTATGCAGACCTAGTCTGGTGTGAGACATCTAAACCCTGTTTAAAAGAAGCGAAACGATTCTCAGACGCGGTGAAGGGTGCAGTACCGGACGCAATGTTGGCGTATAACTGTTCGCCATCATTCAACTGGAGAAAGTCAATTCCAAACAATAAAGAGTTACGTGAATTTCAAGGTGAACTCGCAAAGATGGGTTACGTGTTCCAGTTTATTACTCTTGGGGGATTCCATTCAACAAATTTGTCAGTGTTTAACTTCGCACGTCAATACAAAAGTGACGGCATGTTGGCCTACGCAGATTTACAAGAGGCAGAATTCCATGCAGAACAATATGGATATACAAGTACGAAACACCAAAGAGAAGTCGGAGTGTCCTATTTCGACGCGATTACGACGGCGCTTGGTAGCGGTTCGACAGCGGCGTTCAAAGGTTCAACGGAAGAAGAACAATTCTAATATTTGTATCTGGGACTTGGAGAATGAAGGATGAGAAAAATTACCATTGCTTTATTCTTCAATCTCTTGTATACTGGTTGTTCTACGGTTGATGATGACCGCATATGCCTCGATTGGGATTCGTCGATCGAGGTGGTTGAAGATTGCACACCACTCTACGGTAACATAATCTGTGTCGTTAAAGAGAAACCACGATATTGGTGTGTTCTATACGAGGAAAGTGAAGATGAGGTTTTACTCAACAAGTCATGACTATTCAGGTCGTAAACGTAAACCCAACAAAGTCAAAGGAGAAGTCTATGGGAAATTCAAGGCACCGGCATTCCGTCCGCTTGAGACAAGAAAGCAGCCGTCGTATTCAGATGTTAGATGCGCGGAGGGACAGCAGTACCCCAGTAGGTCAGACTTCGCAACACCAGAGTCGTGTTCGAGACCTGAAAGAAAAGAGTACACCGGAACGCTCGTGAAGGGAATTTCCACATTGCACAAATCAAACGCAGTGCCGATTCTATCTCAGGATGAGGCCAAAGAACACGCGAGGATGCGAAGATGAGAAACTTAATCGCAACGACAGTTGCATTTTTATCAATGTCAGTGAGCGCACAGTCTCACATGTTAGATGGCCCTATCCACCTACAGGAGTGGTCGGTTTTCAATGAAGACTTTCGAGTCGCTTCCGTTGATGATCGGTTCGCCGATATTCGAGGAAAGTGGGTACAGTGTGCCGCATGTCATGGGCCTCAGGGTCAAGGTGGTATCGGGCCCGCACTAGCAGGTCAAAGTGCTGATGACATTATTAGTAAATTGATGGCATACAAACGAGGTGAGACAGTCGGTGCACAGTCGATGATGATGTGGCCTCAAGCAAAGGGACTGACCGATGGTCAGATTGGAATGATTGGAGTGTTTGTACAGGAGGGCTTTCCAGAGTCATGAGAGGACAGAACGTGTTGAAGTCGCGCCGTGAGGGTGCGTTGGAGCGTCTCAGAGAATCTAAGTTCTTTGAGAAAAATGGTCGCACCGAAGAGGCGTGGCAGAAACGAAAAGATCAAGAGATTGAAAATCTTGAGATCGCATTGGGTATTCGTACCCCAAGGAAAAGATGATGCAAGAGAGGATTGAGATTCTCCACTGGATTGAAAGTATCGTCCAGTGGCATCATGACCGAAATCTTATTGAAGGTGCCAATGATAAGGATCAGTACATGAAACTGATTCAGGAGTGCGGAGAACTTTCTGATAACATTTGTAAACAGAGAGACATCTCAGACGACATTGGTGATATCATGGTAGTTCTGATTAACATTGCAGAACGTAATGGGTTGTCTTTAACTCACTGTCTTGAAGTAGCTTATAATGACATCAAAGATCGTAAAGGTAAAATGATCGATGGTGTATTTGTAAAAGAGGATTAATTATGGAACCAATTTTTTATCTTTATATTGCGGTAACGTTGTATTGTGTCGGTATGATGGTCTATCTTTCGTTCAACTCTTTAAGGTTCAACAAACGCCAAGTTGAGATCGATCGTGACTTCTACAAAAAAATGTACGAACTTGAAAAAGAGAAAGGAGTGAACTTGAATGGATAGGGTAACGACTGCGACGGTCGCACTGACCTATAAACAACGCGAACAGGTGGCGCGTGATTTCTTGATTGATTTACTAGAAGACATCGAACACGTGCCTTTTCAAGACCCGTCAATGGTGGACGCGATGAATCGTATCATCGCGTTTTGCAGTCCGCCCGGCTCGTGGGAGAATGGTCAGTATGACAAGTGATCCGTATAAATACCTTTGGCGCGAAGAAATTCAAAACGACAAACTCCCGTCAGAGTATCCCTTGCACACATACATCACGCGGGGAACAAC